GTATTGTTCGTATAGCGCCCATTCTAGACGGTATCCTTGACGGTATTAATTGCTTTGGAAAACTTAAAAATAAATAAAAACAACAGGTTAGGAGTGTTGTCAATGATAGAGTGGGAGTGAAATCAGGTCCTTCGGTGGCTATTGTAGTCTATCGAGAATGATCCCGAAACCCGCGCACTGTCGCGGGTTTCGTGTTTTTGGCTATCGCTGGCTATTGACTGAAACCGGACTCTGGCGTCGGTATCTTTGACGGTATATGCTTCGGGCTGCGCGTTCCGTCAACCGGATACCGTCAGCGGGCAGGTAGCAACATGACGGTATCGACAGAACGGAATCCCAATATCTATAAGGCTCTCCGGGCGATTTCGCGGTACCGCCAGCGTGACGGTATCGGCGGCCCGGTTCTGACGGATTGACGATGCTGACCGACACAAAGCTCAAGAACCTGCGAGGCGCGGACAAGCTCTACAAGGTGGCCGACCGTGACGGCCTGTACGTTGCGGTAACTCCAACCGGCGTGGTGAGCTTCCGGCTCGACTACCGACTGAACGGGCGCCGCGAGACGCTGACCATCGGGAAGTACGGGCCGGCCGGTATCGGCCTGGCCGAGGCGCGCGAGAAGTGCCTGGCGGCCAAGAAGCAGATCGCCGAGGGGAAGTCGCCGGCGCAGGAAAAGCAGCGGGCACGCTCCCAGGTGCGCGAGGCCAAGACGTTTGGCGAGTGGGCGAAGCGCTGGTTGAAGGACTACAAGATGGCCGACAGCACCCGCGATATGCGCGAGAGCGTGCTGAACCGCGACGTGCTGCCGCTATGGGCGAACCGGTTAATGACGGAAATCGCGCCCGAGGACCTGCGCAAACAGTGCGACAAGATCATCGACGAGCGTAGCGCGCCGGCCACTGCAGTCCACGTCCGAGAGATCGTGAACCAGATCTATCGCTACGCGATCGGCAAGGGGCTCAAGGCCACCAACCCGGCCGCCGAGGTGAGGGCATCAACCATCGCCACGTTCACGCCCAAGGACCGGGCGCTGTCGCCCGAGGAGATCGGCATCTTCCTCAAGCAGCTCGAGCACGTGGGCACGCTGCCCACGATCAAGCTGGGGCTGCGCCTGCTCCTGCTGACCCTGCTGCGCAAGGGGGAACTGCAGGGCGCGACATGGGAGGAGGTGGATTTCCGGAACGCGGTGTGGACCGTGCCAGCCGAGCGCATGAAGGGACGCCGCCCGCACAACGTCTACCTGTCGCAGCAGGCGCTCGACATCCTGGTGGCGCTCAAGACGTGCGCCGGGTCGTCGCGCTATCTGCTGTCGAACCGATACGACACGGACAAGCCGATGTCGAAGGCGACGCTGAACCGGTCGATCACAGTGACGGTGGAGCTGGCCCAGTCGAAGGGTCTGGCGCTCGAGCACTTCGGGCCGCATGACATGCGGCGCACCGCGTCGACCATCCTGCACGAGGCGGGGTTCAATTCGGACTGGATCGAGAAATGCCTGGCGCACGAGCAACGCGGCGTGCGCGCTGTCTATAACAAGGCGGAATACGCCGACCAGCGCCGCGACATGTTGCAGCAGTGGGCGGACATGGTGGACGACTACGTGGCCGCGACGGTCTGAACCGGGCGCGCGCGGCGCTGCCGCACGTCCGGGCCGGGGGCGGGCTGCAGGCTGGCCTGCTTGCGCGCCTGAATCCATGCCTCGACCTCGGCCAGGTCCCACACCACGCAGCGCGCGGTCAGGTTGAACCGCTTCGGGAATTCGCCGCGGCGCTCCATCTCATAGATTGTGGAGTCGGCCAGCGGCACCATCTTGCGCAGCTCGTCACGGCGGATTGTGCGTTGCATGTCAGGCTCCCTCCATAGCGGCCAGCGTCCGGATTTCGCCGGCGAGTTCCGTCAACGTGGTGTAGTGGTCCAATTTTTCTTGGCGGTCGAAACAAAGCATGCCCGCCACGCCGTAGCCGAGGGCGTCCGCGTAGCCATCTGCCTTTTGTTCTACGAATGCGGCGGCTTTGAGCAACCCTGGTGTTGTGACCTCTTTGCCCGCGGTCACTGCATCGAACGCCTTGAGTAGAGCGGTCCGGTACTGGCCCATCGTCTGGAACGTGCAGGCGTAGCCGTCGTCCGCGATCAGATTGCGCAGGCTGCGGGGCAGGGCCTCGGCCAGCAGCGGCATGCCGGCGTCGTCAAGAGGGCGGTTGTCGGTCATTTGTACCCCTTTCGTTTCATGGCCTCGAGGAGCAGGTCCTGCACCTCGCGTTTGGTTTCGATTCGCGCCATGACCAGTTCGTCAATGGTGTCGCGCGCAATCAGGTAGTGGATGAACACCGGCCGGTCGTACCCGGCCTGCATCTGGCGTGTCGGGCCAATACGCTCGATGATCTGCAGGTGTTCCTCGAGGTTCCAGTTCAGGCTGAAGAACACCAGGATGTTGCCGCCGTCCTGCAGGGAGAGGCCGTGGCCGGCGCTGGCAGGGTGGGCGAACAGCACCGGGATCTTGCCGGCGTTCCAGTCGCGGATCGTCTGCGGGTCCTTGTCGAGGTGGCGTCCTTTGGGGAACGCCTTCTGCAGCCGGGCCAGATCTGACCGGAAGTGGTAGGCCACCAGCACCGGCATGCCGGCCGCTTCCTCGATCACTGACTCGAGGGCCTGCAGCTTGGCGTCGTGGACGTCGACCCACTGCTCGGCGTCCTCGCCCACGTAGGCCGCGCCGTTGGCCAACTGCAGGCACTTCATCGTCTTGGCCGCCGCGTTGAACGCCTCGACCTCGTGCTCCCCGAGCTGCATGAACATCTTGCGTTCCATGTCCTTGTAGAGCCCGCGCGCTTTCGTGGGCAGGTCTACCCGGATCGGGTTCTTGATCGGCTCGCGCAGGTCGAACCAGTCGCGCGCGTCGAGCGACATGCACAGGTCCTGCATGCGGCTTTCGATCTCGCCCTGGGCGTGGTCGTACGGCTCGATACCGTAGCCCTGGCGCTTGGCGCGAAACCAGCGCTGGCTGAATGCCTTGAACGTCCGGCCGAGGCGCGCGCCCTGATCCAGAAACCACGCCTGGCCCCACAGGTCTTCGAGTCCGTTGGGTGAGGGAGTGCCCGTCAGTTCGATGAACCGGGTGGCGTGGCTGAACGCCACGCGGGCGAGCACGCGAGAGCGCTGGGCGCCAGCGCCTCGCACAAATTCGGTACCGGTCTTGCTGGTCTGCTGGCTACCGCGCCAGCCCTTGAGCTTGGTGGATTCGTCGCTGACGATCCGCCGGAACGGCCACGGCATCTTTTCGATCTTCAGCATTTCCTCGAGCCAGGGCAGGTTCTCGTAGTTGATCGTGAAGATGCTGGCCGACTGCAGGTAGGCGCGCGCCAGCGCCCGCGTGCGGGCCTTGGCGTCGCCCACGATGGGGACGACGTCGACGTTGCGCAGGTGCGCCCACTTCCTCGCCTCGTCCGGCCAGGTGGACTGGGCCACGCGCAGCGGCGCGCAGACCAGCGTCGGACCGGGCTCGACCAGTTCGAGGATGTCCAGCGCGTTCAGCGTGGAGACCGTCTTGCCCATGCCCATGCCCGCCCAGACGCCGCAGCGCTGGGTGTCGAGAATGTGGTTCTCGATCAGTTTGCCGTAGGGGCGGGCGGTGAAATGCTGGCGGCTCATGCGCGCGCGATCCGGTCTAGCAGCGCCACGGTTTCCCGCTGGGCTGCGATTTCGATGGATGCGTCCACGAGTTCGAAATCTTCGGGCGCGGCAACGCGAGCCACTGTCAGCCCAAGCTCGCGCTCGAAATGCTCGTTCAGGTAGTGCCACGCCGCCACGATCAGGTCGATGCGGTATTTCTGAAAAGCATCCTCGCCCGGGGCCACGGGGCGCCCTTGCAGGTCGAACGTCCAACCGCTGATCGTGATCGTGCCTGCGGTTTCGAACACGAACGCCCCCGGCTTGCCGATGGTGACTGGTGGGTACTCGCGCATTACCGCCCCGCCAGACGGATTCCCCACGGGCAGTGGGAGGCGCGGTGGCCAAAGCCATCGCAGGCTACGCAACGAATAGGCTGGTTCATCGCGGGTCCTCCTCGTCGATGAGTCGTTCGAATCGCCGCTGGGCGGCGAAAGTCCCGACCACGATGGCGGCCAGGCCGAGCAGGAACGCGACTGCGAACAGAATTTGGTTCCAGGTCACGATTGCGCTCCTGCGATGAAAGTCTCGACGCCTTCAATGCTGTCGATGACGAGAACGGGGAAGCCCAGCGCCCACAGGCGGGCGTGCTCGCGCGCCTGGGCTTCGGTTGGGTTCTGCCCGGTGGCCTTGCATTCGATGAAGGTGGTGCGGCCACCTGGGAGCAGCACGAGTCGATCGGGCACCGACCGGCGCTGCGGGCTGGTGAACTTGTAGGCCGTGCCGCCAATTTCCTTTACGCGCTTGACCAGATGGGCCTCGATCTTCGACTCGAGCATGGCCGGCTCTTAGTGGTGACGGCGCAGGGCGCGCTGTTGGCGGCGTACGGCATCAAACGCCGCGCGCGCGCCGGTGGTGGTGCTGTCGGTCTCGGTGGCGCGCGCTGCGAGGGCGCAGACCAGCCTTACCGCCTGCTCTGCCCGTGCTGCCTCGGGCAACTTCTGGATGTCTGCCGCTGCGGCCACGACGCACTGCAAGTCATCGACCTGATCCACTGCCTTTCCCAGTGTGCTGATAACGTCAGCTGACAACCCCTCGATTTTCATTTCTTTGTACCTCCTTTGGTATGCGAGTGACTTTAGCAAAAGCTCAAATAAGCGGTCAAGTGATATTAGCATTTGTATTTCTGTGCCGCGTGTTGGCAAATGCTGCATTCCACACTATACGACCCTACATCACATCAAATGCGGCGTTTTGATTACGTATTACGAAATTCAAGCGCGTGGCAAGCAATAAAGCGATTGCTACAGCGCGTGATAGGGAAGTCAAGTCCTTTTCCTGTACTCAGTGAGTAGTTAGCAATGAGGTCAACAAGTTGTTTAGCAATCCAGATATCGGACACAATGCGCCCGATATCGGTCCTATTCCTTGCGATATCGGTACGATTCGAAGCCTGCAGCCGCCAGCGGCAGGCCCTGCGCCCACGGCGGATTGGTGCTCATGAGCTGCGCCAGGTGCTCGGCGTTGTAATCCGGCGAATCCGGGGCTTCGGTGATGTCTTCATCGTGGACGGTCAGGACGATCTCGTACCCCGACCGCTCGATGCCGGGCATGCTCGAGCCCAGCACGTCGCGCGACGCCGCCTGGGTCACGTTCTCCACCAGCTTGCCGCCGTAGGACTTGATCCGGCTCCACTTGCGGCTGTACTGGTTCACACCCATGTACGAGAACTGGCCACGGTCGTCGACCTGGGGCGCCGGGTAGCATAGATATCGGCCGGACGGCAGGCGGATGCGCAGCCAGGCGCCGTCGCGGCGCACCTTGAGCTTGCGGCAGGTGAAGGTCTTTCCTGGGTAGCGGGTCGCGTCGACCACTGCCGTGCCGAGGTCTTTCCAGAAACCGGCAACCTCGGGGTGGGCGTAGCGCCAACTGCGCTTGAATGACTCGCATACCAGCCAGGCGCGCTCGGATAGGCCGAACGTGCTGCGCCGCTTCTTGAGCGTCCACTCGTACATGCCACGGGCCTCGTCCATGATCTCGGTCGGAATCGAGTCGAACGCCTTCTCGGCCATGTCCTCGAGGTCGATGTTGTAGGCCGCGGCGAACGTCAGGAACGCGCCGACGCCGCCCTCGTAACCGAGCGCTAGTTCCATCACCTTGCCGATCTGGCGCATGAACTTGTCGACGTCCTCGGGCTTCACGCCGAACGCCTTGGCGTAGGCCAGCACGTAGAGGTCGTGGCCCTTGCGGATCTCCTTGCCCTTGGCGTCGACGCCGATGATGGTGTCGTAGTCCCTGAACGCCTGCAACTTCCACTGCTCGCCAGCCAGCCACGCCAGCATGCGGCCCTCGATGTTCGATAAATCGGCCACCACCAGCTTTTTGCCGGGCGGGGCCACGATGCACCCCCGAATGGCCGCGCTGGTCAGCTCCATCACGTTGTCCGCGATCAGGTCGGCCACGCCCAGCTTGAGCGCATCGATGCCCTGGTCGATCGCTTCCTGCAGTGCCTCGTCGCGCAGGTCGCCGAGCGCGGGGCGCGGCAGATTCTGCGGCTGGAACAGCCGGCCGGCCCAGCGCCCGGTGCGCGCTGCGCCGCAGAATTGCAGCGTGCCGCGCAGCCGCCCGTCGCTGCTGGCGCCGCGCAGCAGGGTCTTGTACTTGCTGGTGCTGGTGGTGCTGGCCTGCAGGCGGATCGCCAGGAGCTCGCGCAGCGCCCATGGCAGATTCTGGTCATCGACGCGCCGCTCGAGCGTGGACTTCTGCATGTCTGGCAGGTCGACGCCGAACTCGGCCAGCAGGTAGGCCAGCAGCTTGTCGCGCTTGCGCGCCGACTCCACTTCGCCGTCGGTCAGCTCCTGCGTCCGCTGGGCGAGGTCGATCTGGGCACGGTCCACGGCGGCCACGGCCGCTTCGGCGAGGTCCAGGTCCATGGCCACGCCGCGCATGTTGATGGTCTGGTCCAGGTGCCACAGCGCCAGCTCGTCGCCCCCGTAGTTCCACATGGGCATCTTCTTCGACGCGGCGCGCATCGAGGTGATGTCCTTGCCCGCGTAGATGATGAACTCGCGCCATTCGACTGGGTGCGTCTCCCGCGTGGCGCGGCCGCGCTTCAGGTTTTTGGCCGGCGGCTTGCAGAACAGCTGGATCAGTTCCTTGCCGCGCTTGTCCTTGGCATCGGCCGCGTCCACGGTCATCACCTCGCACAGCGCGCCCAGCGAGCCGGGTAGGGAATGGCAGTACGCCTGCACCATGGTGTCGCGGCGGCGCTCCTGCGGCACCATGCGCGCGAGCCAGGGCAGGGCGTGCGACGTCACCACCCAGTCGAACATGCCGGTGTTGTGACCCCACCAGTGGACGTCAGGCTCGTCGGCTGCCTCGAGCACCGCCACCGGCACGGCGCCTGGTTCCAGCGTCTCGGCCAGCTCGATGGGGTCGTCCTCGTTACCCGTCAGGCGCCACACCTGGTCGGCCGTGCGGTCCCACACGAACACGTCGCCGTCCTCGAGCGCGTACGCGAACAGCATCACCTCGGCCGACTCGGCGTAGATGTGCGTGCCGTGCTTGAGCGGGACGGGGCTGTAGGTTTCCTTGTCCCACCAGAAACGAGGGTTGGTCACCAGGTCATCTCCACGGGCTCGCAGGAATAGGGAAGCATCAACGGGTGCGCCGGCTCGCCGCCAGCGTTGATGCGCAAAGCCTGGCAAAAAGCCGTAGCTTGAAAGCGCAGGAGGTCGAGCACGTCTGCTGCGCGAGGCGACCGGCGGGCGTGGGCACCCCACGCGCAGATCACGCTGCTGTTGGATTCACCGGCAGTGCGAGCAGCGGACAGGATGGTGGCGTCGTTGAGCGGGCCGACCGGGTCGTCGGCCCGGGCTATCTCGCGCGGATCGGTTGCCCGCCAAGCGTACAGGTTCACGACGTCGATACCGCCGTATCCGAGACGTTTTGCAAAGCCGATGCACTTTCGAATGGTCGGGTCGTCGGTGGCCGCGTCTGCAGTGCTGGGGTTCAGCATCACCCAGCAAAGTGCGGGCTTTTCGTAATCCCACCGCCGCCATAGACGGTATCGGTACCGCTGACAGTCAGACAAGATCGCGCCGCTACCATCGTTGAAATGGATCATGCTTCTTTCCTGAATGGGGTGAAGTGGCGGCCTTCCTTGACGCACTGGCGAATGTTCGATCTTTGCGTGCCGCCCACCAGGTGATAGGGGTTCACGCAAATCGGGTTGTTGCACATGTGCTTTGCGACCGATTTGGCGGTGAGACGCCGGTTCTTGAATTCCATCAGCGACACGCGGTGGGCGAGGGCGTTACGTACCTTCCCCTTGCGCGGACCGCTTTTCCAGCGCAGCGAGATCACCGGGTAGCCCGACGAGTTGCGCTTGCCCATCCACAGCCAGCAGGGCGTGTCCTCGTAGAACGAGTCCACAGCCATCACGCTGTTGGCGACGATGCGGTGGCAGAGATCTGGATACTTGAATGGCATGGCTGTGCTCGGTGAAAGGCCAGTTGCCGGGATTCCCGTGTCTTGAAGTCGCCGACGTCCCACGGTTTGTGCATGCACCAGGTGTGTTTCACCAGCGAGGGCACCAAGGTGTTAGCAATCCCGGCCGAAGTTCCGCGCGGCCAATCGCAGATGGAAGACGGACGTCCCCTCTTTTTGGGGTGGGCAGTGGGACTCGAACCCACGACCTGGGACGTACCAAGGCGCGCACCATATGCGCCAGGATTCCCCGCTCTACCGACTGAGCTACACCCACCCCAAAAAGGCCCGGCGCCGCAGCGCCGAGCAAACGGGGTTGTTCAGGCGAAGTCTTCGGCCTCCTCGACGCCGTTGCCGAGGTCTTCGAACTCGCTGCCGTCGCTGCGGCTGGCGCCGCCGAAGCTGTCACCGTCGCGCACGAACTGCACGCCGATCAGGCCGCTGCGGATGCCGGTGTTCTGGCCGTCCTGCGCGTAGATGTCCACGCTGGCATTGACGTAGCAGCCGGCGTACGGCTTGCCGCTGCCCTCGGACAGCGGGGTCTTGTTGGTGTCGATCACCAGCACCGGGCCGTCGGCGTCCTTGCGGTGGCTGGCCAGGTACATCATTCCCGGGAAGCCGTCGTAGTCGGCCTTGGTGTTGCCGTCCATGTAGGCGCACTTGTTGCTGTTGCCGCGCACGCCGGCCAGTACCGATGCGGCTTTCTTGCCGAACTTGTCGGCAGCCACCTTCTGAATGGCCGCCTCGATCAGCTTGTCGTTGTCGCTGCCCGGCACGATGAGGAACGTGGCGCTGCGGCGGAACGGGCCGGCGCCCTGGTACTGCTTCGGGGTCCACAGCGACTCGATGAAGGCGAGGCGGACGTCTTTGATGAAGACTTTCATTGCTGTTGCTCCTGATGGAAATATTCGGGGTACTGCGTTTTCACGCGCTTGATCGCGGCATCGATCGCCACCTGTCGTGCGAACGAATCCTTGGGATGCGACTTCGCAGCCGCCGCGAGCGCTGCGCTGGCCTCCGCTGGCAGGGTCGTCAGTGCGATGACCTTGCGCGGCTCTGCGACGGCTGATTTCACGGTTTCTCCTTGAGGCCCGCACCGAGACCCACGCCCAGCACTGCAGGCACGGTCACCAGCGCGAGGATGGCGAGGGGCATCCAGCCCGGCTTGCCGTCGGCGTTGGCAACCGCCATGGCGAGCGCGAACCAGAAGCCGCTGTTCACGGCGATGAGCGCCGCGTAGACGATGGCTTTCACGCCAGATCCTCCTCGGCCTGCGCGGCCGTCTCGTCGGTAAAGTCGTCCTCGGGCGGCGTGATCACGAGCGCGGGGCGCGGGTCGCTGGCCGGGGCCACCGACTTGCCGCCCTCGGCCTGGCCGATCAGGGGCTGCAACTTCGCCCACTGGCGCGGGCCCAGCGTGCCTGCCTTGAGCAGTTTCTCGGCGGCGGGCGGCGTGATCAGCCTGAAGCTGTACATCTCGTCCACCTTGAGGCGCATGGACTTGAGCGCGGTTTCGGCTTCGCCTTCGCTCGTCCAGGCGCGGGCGCCCTTGCGGCCCTGCACCAGCTTGTAGCCGGGCACTTCCCGGCCGGCCAGCAGCTCGACCTCGGTTGCGCCGCGCACGGCCTTGCACCACGATTCGATGAAGTCGACAGCGGCCATGGCCTTGCCCAGCGCCTCGCCCGTCTTCGGTGTTAGCGCCTTGAGCATCATGGTTTTCTGCTCGTCGGACTGGGTGAACGCTTCCAGGTTTTCGAAGTCGTTGCCGACCTCGTCCTGCACGCGCTGGGTGGCGGCCGGGCAGGTGGCCTTGGCTTTGCAGAACTTGCACTGCTTGTCGCCGGCCACCAGGTCGCTGCGCACGAGCGGCGTGTCGCTGCCCACGTAGGCGTACGCGCGTTCGGCGGCCGTACGCAGTTCGGCGCCTGCATCGAGCAGATCTGTCACCGAGCAGTCCCACTCGTCGACGCTGTTCAGGCGCGGCTGGTGAATAGTCATGCGCACGCGCTGGAAGTCGGCCACCAGTTCGAGCTCGCGCAGCGCGCCAAGCGCGTAGAGCGCCATCTGCTTGTTCGGCTTGCGCAGGCTGTTGGGATCGGCCGGGTCCACCGCATAGCTGGCGTAGACCTGCACCCCGCGGCCGAACTTTGCGTCGATGATGTGCAGCTCGTCCGGCCGGATCACGACCGCGTCCGAGGTGCCGAAGCATTCGGGCACGACGTGGCTGATGTCGAAGCGCTGTTCGACCAGCAGCTCAGCGCCCTCGGAGACCTGGCGGACGTAGTCCACATACTGCTGGACCGCGTCCACCATCTCGCGATCGCACTCGACCGTGCGGCAGTCACCAACGTCGATGCGGCGGCCGAGGTAGGCCACGGCGTCGGTCTTCTCTGTCAGGCACATCGCGGACACGGCATGAGCCGCCGTACCCCAGTCGCTGTGCTCGTTGCTGTTGTCGGGCTCGTCGGCCTCGAGGACCACCGAGCCGGGGCAGACCGACCAGCGGTCCGCGCCGGACGGCGAGAGGAGGGCGTGGGCGGCTTCGGTCACGGCTGCACCTCAACAAACTTGCCAGCGTCATCGAGCTGGTATTTCGTTTCTGCCTTGATCCCGTCCTCGCCCACGTAACCGACGCGGGTGCGATATCGGTCTGCCTTGGTGTCCCACTGCTGAATGCGCAGTTCTCCGCCTTCGCCAGCGGTGGCCGTGCCGCCTTCGCCAGCGGTGGCCGTGCCGCGATAGCCAGCGGTGGCCGTGCCGTAATTGCCAGCGGTGGCCGTGCCGCCTTCGCCAGCGGTGGCCGTGCCGCGATAGCCAGCGGTGGCCGTGCCGTAATTGCCAGCGGTGGCCGTGCCGTAATTGCCAGCGGTGGCCGTGCCGTAATTGCCAGCGGTGGCCGTGCCGTAATTGCCAGCGGTGGCCGTGCCGTAATTGCCAGCGGTGGCCGTGCCGCCTTCGCCAGCGGTGGCCGTGCCGCCTTCGCCAGCGGTGGCCGTGCCGTAATTGCCAGCGGTGGCCGTGCCGAGCGCCCCGACAAGGGTGCTTTGCTTGTCGCCGACAAGACGCACCAGGCCGATCACGTCCACGGACGCGGCGCGCGGCTCGTTTGCGACGATGTAGTCAGCGGCTTCCGACTTGGTGCCGACGAACCGCACGACCGCCCTGGGGAATTTGCACTTGCCGCCCAGCATGATGATGTCGGCGCTGCGCACCTCCAGCACCAGCCATTTGGCTTCCGCCTGCTGCCAGTAGCTGACGCAGCTGTGGTCCCCCTGGCCGTACAGCCAGCCATGCAGGCCCGCACCGCATTCGCTGTTTGCCTCCCAGTCGGGAGCCGATACGGTCTCGCCGACGCCAGGCCACTTAAAGCCGCCACGGCTGGTCATGTCGGGTGCACAGACGCGCAGCACCAGCGACGTTTCGTTGTGGGTGCTCATTTAACGAGCCTCCTTAACGCCCGAGAATGCGTCGATCGCCGCCAGCGCATCGTTGGCGTCGCTCAGCATGATCTGGTCGAGTATGCGATCGCGCTCGGCGTGGACGCCTTCCACGATCTTGCGGTGTGCCGTCTCCCACGTGGTGATCGCCTTCTTGACGCCGGCAACAGCCTTGTCGTGCGTGGGGTATTCGTACGCATCTGTGAGATCGGTGTAGCTGTTCAGCGCCGCCTGCGGGCGCAGCTTGGCTTTGCCGGAGCGGATCAGATCGCACCGTTCCGCGAAGGACAGCGTCCGCAACGTAGGCTTCACACCGATGTGCTGCGCCGCTGCGGCGATGCGCTTCTCGGCCGCCTGGTTCAGACGCATGCAGGCATGCGCGAGCTGTGCTTTTGTGAGTCGCATTTAACGAGCCTCCTTGTTGGCCCAGCCCTTCTTCATGTTGCGGTACATGCCGCGCACGGTCTTCGGGTCGTTGACCAGGCTGGTAACGGTGATGGTCTGGATGCGCGGCGTGCCGTTCGGATTGGTGCCGGCCTTCACCTGCTTAGTGAAGGGCTGGCCGGCCACGAGGCCCCGCGCAGGGGCGCCGCCCATCAGGCGGCGGGCATGCTGGCGCATGCGCTTGACGAGTTTCGCGTTCATGCCAGCGCTTCCTCGGGCTTCACCTTGCCGTCGATGACCGCGTTGACGAACTCGAGGAACGCGGGCCACTGGTCTTCGTTCAGCTCGGTGGCCTTGGCCACACCGAAGCGCGACAGGGTGGCGATGGTGGCGTCGCGGCCCTTGTCCTTGGACAGCAGCAGCACGCGCGGTTTGATGTCCTTCTCATAGTCCAGCGCAGGCGCGGGCTGCGTTTCGTCGGAAGATTTCCCGGCTGTCGACGCAGACGCTTGCGACGACTTCTCGGTCGAAGCCGTGCCGGCATCGTTTCCCGCTTGCTCCTGGGCGCGCGCCTGCACCTCGGTGGCGTTGGTGTTGCTGGTCTTCGAGGTGGCGGCCGCCTTGTCGATCGCGGCCTGGGTGGTGGCTGCTGCGGCATCGGCCTTGCCGGTGGCGAGCATCTGGGCGATGGCCAGGGCTTCGCTCAGGCTGGTGGCCATCGATTGGAACGTGGCTTCGCTGCCGTCCGCGAACACGCGGCGGACGTGGACCGACACTTCTTTGACGTTGGGTGCTGCGGGCATATCGTTCTCCTGTTGCTAAATGGTTGCTGTCACTGCGTTAGCAATTTAGCAACCGACTTTAGCGGGTGTCAAGGAGAAATTTCAGCTTTTGCTAATGTTCAGACGTAAAAAAGCCGCCCACATGGGGCGGCTCGGGTGCTGCGAGGGCGCGGACGCGCCTGGCGGCTTACTTCAGAAGGGTCACGACCTTGCGCATGAGAGCGCGGTCAAGGGTGCCGCGATGCTGAACGATCTCAAGCGCGATATCCAGCAAAATTGCGAATTTTGCAGGGGATGCCACTATTTGCTGTTCTTCGAGGATCGCGCCAACTGCGTGAACCACCTGGCTCATCATGCTGCTGGTGCCGGTATCCGCCGCTTGTTTGGCGTTGCTGTTGGCCGGGTCCAGTTCCCCGAATACCGGGGCGCCCGCATGTTCCTTGTCCATCCAGCCACGCTCCAGCTTTAGCGTGTCTTCTATCGAGCGTGCACGGTCTTCCTTGATCGGCCGGTGGCCGCTTGCTAACTGCGAGAGGTAGCTCGCGCTCTTCAGTCCGAGGAGCGTGGCCACCCGCGTCGGGCCGCCGTACATCGTCGTAATGCGCTTCAGGTTCCGTCTACGCAGGTCCTGGAGGGCCGCGCTTGCGTCAGGTAGTGAAGTCATCGTGTCCGCGCTGTCGTAGTTTTGATCAGGGCGAACGGTATCAAAAGCTAACAATTAAAGCAACAGCTAAAATCAATTCTACCACGCCATTTTGCCATATGCTAAAGTCCACGTTAGCAAATAACGGAAGGAGGTTAGCAAATGGACGCGTCAACAAACGAAAGCACTGCATTGAGTGCTGTATTCGACATTCGCAGGGCGAATTTGCGGCTGCTGGCCGATAGTTGCGGCGGTCCGTCGCTGCTGGCTGCTAAGTTGCAGCTGGCGCACCCGTCCTATCTCTCGCAGCTGATCGGCCCGAATCCCCAGCGCAACGTTAGCGAGCGCACCGCGCGCACGTACGAGGAAAAGCTGGGGCTTTCCGCCGGCTGGCTCGACGTGGTTCGGGGATAGGCCATGCCTTACTACAACGGCAAGAACCCCGAGGCGGACTTGGCGCGCGCCGATGTAAACGGGGACGGTCCTGCGCTGGATGACATTTGCCGGCGTATCGGCTATGGCCGCGCGCAGCAGATCATCCAATATCTGTGGGCGATTGAACTGCGCCGCCGCGACGTTTCGATGAGCGGGGCTCTCCTTGCTGACTGGCCGGCCGGTGCACTGTGCCCGCAAAGGGATCTTCAAGATGCGCTTGCGATGGTCAAAGGCGACCGCGATCGACTCTCGCTCGAGCTGGAACATCTCAAGGCTGAACTGGCCGAACTCGAGGCACGGTTCGCGCGCATCAATACTCCCGAGATCGGTGACTTCTTGGCCGCGGTGCGCAACGAGATGCTGCACCAGCGCGACCGATGGGGCGCCGACGGTGATGCCGGCAAGACCGACGCGGACTGGTTCTGGCTGCTGGGCTTCCTTGCCCAAAAGGCCATGACACCCGGCACCTCGAAAGAAAAGGTTCTCCACCACATCATCACGACAGCTGCAGCCTGCGGTAACTGGCATGGCGCACGCACCGGTCACTACGTCGACATGCGCCCCGGTACCGTCCAGCAGGGGTCCAGCCATGACTGAATCCCAGGCACTCGAGATGCTGCGCCCGGTGCGCCTGTACCACTGGCGCGCCGTGGTCCGCGCCAGGACTCACGCGAACGCCTGCCACCGCGAGGGCAAGCACGGCGCGGCCAAACGATACGAGGACCGGCTCGCGCTACACATGAAGCATGTGCAGGCCCTCAATTCGTTCTTCCCGATTGGCGACACGGCAGACAACGACCTGCAGCGCGCTCGCGAAGTGGAGGGCGAGTGATGTGCGTCGTGCCTGACCTCGAGCCTCATTGCGGCAGCTGGATTATCTCGGAACGGGGCACCGGGGGCGCTGTCCTCGAGCTATTCGAGCGCGCGACGGTGGAGCGTATTAATCAAGACAAATATCGCGTGGAGACAGCGGCGCAGTATCTGGGTCGCGTTAATGCTGCCATCCGCGCGGGGGCTGGCCAATGACCATTCAAATCACGCGCCTGACCAACGACAGCGCGCAGCTCACGAAAGTATTCTCGCTCGGCGCCGATGGTCAGGTGGTCAAGCACACCAAGGCGTTCCTCAGCCGCGGCGAGGCCGAGCGGGTCGAGGTCGAGGACCTGGCCGGGTTCTCGCGGCTGCTGCACTCGCTCAAGCACAACCAGGCACTGGCCTATGGGCTCGCCACCAAGCCGCGCGCCACGATCGTCACCAAAGACGTCATGCACGAGCACCCGGGCGCCGTCGCGCGCAGCCGGGACTATTTCTCGTTCAGCGCGGGCGCCGCCATGTTCATGCTGGACCACGACGCCGAGCATGCGTCCGACCCGCTGAACACGGCCGACGCCCTGCGCGACGCACTCATCAAGGCGTGCCCCGCGCTGCGCGACGCGCCGATGCTGTGGTGCGCCAGCAGTTCGTCATTCATCGAGCGCGATGACGGCGGCGCCCCTATCACGGGTATGCGCGGCCAGCGTCTGTATATCCCGTTCAAGCAGGGCACCGACGTCGAGCGCGCCGGCCTCGCGCTGTACGCGCACACGTGGCTGGCCGGCTACGGCCACTATGTGGTTGCCAAGAACGGCCGCCTGCTCGACCGCTCCATCATCGACGCGTCGGTCTACCAGCCCGAGCGCATCGACTTCGCCGCCGGCGCCCAGTGCCACGCGCCGCTGGTGCAGCGCCGGCCTGACCACAAGATCTGGAACGGTGGCGCCGAGCTGTTCGACTCCCGCCTCATCCCCGACCTGGACGCCGCGCAGCGCGCGCAGCTGCTCGAGGCACAGGCCGCGGCGCGCGCCAAGGTCAAGCCCGAGGCTGACCGCATCCGCGCCCAGTACATCGAGGACGAGGCCCAGGGCCTGGCTGCCACGCAGGACATGGACATCGAGCGCGCGCGGCTGGTGGTGCGCGCCGCCGTCGAGGACGGCACGCTGTACGCCGACTACGTGCTGATGCCCGAAGAAGGCAAGCCGGTGACCGTGGGTGAGGTGCTGGACAACCCGAACCGCTGGCATAACAAGCGGTTCGCGGATCCCTGCGAGCCCGGGTACCGCAACGACCGGCGCATCGCGTGGCTGAACCTGCGCAGCGGCGGCCGGCCCTACCTGTGGAGCTGGGCCCATGGCGGCATCCGCTACGACCTGGTGCGCCAGCCCAAGCTGCTCAAGCTGCAGGCGGGTGAGCTCTCGCGGATCGCTGACGACTCCCTTGCCATCATCCGCGATGCGGGCGACGTGTACGACTTCGGCGACGGCGCTATCGCGCGCGTGGCCGAGGGCCGCGTACACCAGGTCACGGCCACCTGGATGCTCGACTATCTGGGCCGCGTGATCCGCTTCGAGCGCTTCGACGGGCGTGCCAAGGACTGGGTGCCGGCTGACGCCCCTGAGAAACTGGCCAAGTTCATCTGTGATCGCACCGGCGAGCGCGACCTGCCCAAGCTGACCGCCGTCATCACGGCGCCGACGCTGCGCCCGGACGGCACGGCGCTCGACACGCCGGGCTTTGACACAGCCACCGGGTTGCTGTTCCTGTCCGATGACCGCGATCCGCTGCGCGTGCCGGTGTCCCCGACATTCGAGCAGGTGCAGGAAGCGTTTGCCGAATTGTGGGCGCCGTTCGCCATGTTCCCATTCGCGGACGACGAGGCGCGCGGCGTCATGCTGGCGGCGCTGCTGACCGCGGTGCTGCGCCGCGCGATCCCTACGGCGCCGGGCTTTGCCTTCGACGCGCCGGCGGCGGGCACCGGCAAGACCAAGCTCGCGCAGTGCGTGGCCGTGCTGGGCGGCAACAGCCCTGCGGTGTACGCGCCGCCGCGCGACGAGCCTGAGGCGTCCAAGGCGCTGTTCTCGCTGCTGCTGGGCGGCTCGGGCTGCGTGATCTGGGACAACATGGTGCGGCCTCTCGAGGGTGCCGTGCTAAATGCGTTCCTGACCGCTGCCGAGTTCAGCGATCGCGTGCTGGGCGCCTCGAGTAATAAGACGGTACCCAACCGCGCCATGTTCATCGCCAGCGGCAACAACCTGGCCGTGCGAGGCGACGCGTGCCGCCGCATCCTGCGCTGCCGCATCGACGCGGCCACCGAGACACCGTTCCTGCGCTCGTTCCCGTTCGACCCGCTGGTTAAGGTGCGCGACAGCCGCCAGGTGCTGGTGCGGGCGGCGCTGACGGTCCTGCGGGGCTACCAGACGCTGGGTGTGCCCATGGGCGAGGGGGAGCTGGCGTCGTTCGAAGCATGGGACCAGCTGGTGCGCCAGTGCGTCGTGTGGTGCGCCGACATGGGCGTCGGTGGTGATGTGGGGCTCATGGACCCCGCCGCTTCGGCACTCAGGGCGGCCGACGAGAACCCCGAGAAGGTGCTGCTTGGCCGCGTCATGGATGCCTGGGTGGGCATCTACGGGCACGAGCCGGTGTCCGCCGCAGCCGTGCTACGGGGGGACACAGACAGCATGGAGGACTCGCCGGCCCGCGAATTGATGCAGGAAGTCATCGAAGAACTGTCCGATGGCGATCGCGCATTCAGTGCCAAGCGATTTTCCGCATGGTTGAACAAGCATCGTGACGAAGTGGTCAACGGGCAGTTTTTTGCGAATTCGCAAGATTTGCACGAAAAGACCCTCAAATGGAAGGTGAAACGGGTCAAGGGGTAGTTCGTTTTGCGGGTATCGCGGGTATTGCGGGTATTGTTTTAGCTGATGTACGAGAAGTGTCAGTAGTGTATATACGTGACACTTTATATAAATGGGCTGAAAAGATACCCGCAATACCCGCAATACCCGCAAACACTGAATCTGCAGTTTTTTGCGGGAAAGGAGTTGCGATCATGGGTAAGCGGACCGTGGCCGTGAATGACCTGGGGTTGCGTATCGGCGAGGATCACCCGATGGCGAAACTCACGAACGCCGACATTGAGCGCTTGCTGCAGCTCAGGGCGGACACAGGGTGGGGGTACAAGCGCTTGGGGCGTGTGTTCGAGATCTCGCCGAGCCAGGTCAGGCGAATCGTTCAAGGCCAGCACCGTGGGCAGGCCGCAATGGGGTATCGGACGATCGAGCAGGAGTAGGGTGCCTTTACATCGCCGAATCGCGCAGATACTGCGCACGTACCCCAGATCGGCGAACCCTCATGTCCTCGGTTGTGACACCTGAAAAAATGTCGGCATTCCTGCACGTACTAAGCGAGACCTGCAACGTGGGGAAGGCCGCTGCCGCGATCGGCGTATCGCGGATGACGGTCTACCGGCTGCGCGAGGACGATCCGAAATTCGCAGCCGCGTGGGACCACGCAAAGTCGGTTGGCGTTGTCGCTCTCGAGGATGAAGCGCATCGCCGAGCGTTTGAGGGCGTGGACAGACCCGTGTTCTACCAGGGCGGGGAATGCGGCACCGTGCGCGAGTACAGCGACACGCTGGCCATCTTCCTGCTCAAGGCCCACGACCCGGACAAGTACCGCGAAAACTCGAAGGTCGAACTGTCCGGCCACCTGGCCACCACGGACATGAGCGATGACGAGATCCGCGCGGAGATCGCCGCGCTGGCCGCCACCGGTGCGCTGCCTGTGACTCCGCAAGGCCCAGACGATGGGAGCGACCTCGTCTAAGGAGCGCGCAGCCCTCGAGCGCCAACTGCTCTTGCTGCGCGAGCTCAAGCGACGCCACCCGTGGTCCCCGCTGCCTGGACCGCAAACCATGGCCTTCGCTTCGACGGCCAAGATCATCGGCTACGGCGGGGCGGCGGGCGGCGGCAAGACTGACCTGGCGTGCGGCAAGGCGCTGACCAAGCACCGCAAGGTGATGATGCTGCGCCGCGTGGGCACGGAGCTCACGGGCATAGAGGATCGGCTCGAGGAGCTGATCGGCAACAAGCTCGGCTACAACGGCCAGAAAAAGATCTGGCGCACCCAGCGTCCCGACGGCAAGCCCCTGCAGATCGAGTTCGCCAGCCTGCCCAACCCGGGCGACGAGCGCGGCTATCAGGGCCGTCCGCACGACCTGCTGGTTTTCGACGAGGCGGCCAACTTTCTCGAGGCGCAGGTGCGCTTTCTGCTGGGCTGGCTGCGATCCGTAGACCCCACGCAGCAGTGCCAGGCCCTGCTCACGTTCAACCCGCCGACCAGTGCCGAAGGCCGCTGGATCATCGATTTCTTCGCCCCTTGGCTTGACCCCAAGCACCCATGCCCGGCCCAGCCAGGCGAGTTGCGCTGGTTCGCCATGGTGGACGGCAAGGAGATCGAGGTCGTGGACGGCACGCCGTTCCAGCACGACGGCGAGACGATCACGCCCGAGTCGCGCACGTTCATCCCGTCGCGGATCGCGGACAACCCTTACCTGATGGGGACCGGCTACATGGCAACCCTGCAAGCACTCCCTGAGCCGTTGCGCTCCCAGATGCTGTACGGCGACTTCCAGGCGGGTATCGAGGACGATGCCATGCAGGTCATCCCCACCGCGTGGGTGGAAGCGGCCATGGCCCGCTGGAAGCGACGCGAGGTCAAGTCGCGCATGGACTCGGTGGGCGTGGACGTCGCACGCGGCGGCAAGGACAACACCATCATCTCGCGGCGCCACGGCTGGTGGTTCGACGAACTGCTGGCCTACCCGGGCACGCAGACCCCGGACGGCCCCACCGTGGCCGGCCTGGTGATCGCTGCACGCCGGGACAATGCCCCGATTCACATCGACGTGATCGGCGTGGGGGCGAGCCCGTACGACTTCCTGCAGCAGGCTGGCCAGACCACGGTGGGCGTGAACGTGGCTGAGGCATCGGACGCCACCGACAAGTCCGGCCGGCTCACGTTCCCCAACCTGCGATCCCAGTACTGGTGGCAAATCCGCGAAGCGCTGGACCCGGCCGCGAACAACGGCATTGCACTGCCGCCTGACCAGCGACTCCTGGCCGACCTCTGCGCACCGCGCTGGCGGCTGCAAGGCAAGACGATCTACGTGGAGAGCCGCGACGAGATCATCAAACGCATTGGGCGCAGCCCCGACTACGCGAGCGCGGTCATCCTGGCCCTGATCGACACCCCGCGAGTCGAGGACCTGCCGGGTGCCTCTACCCGCGCACCGGCCTCGTACGATCCGTACCAATCGCTTATCCGCTAGGACTTTCCATGTGCTTCGTTGCCGCTATCCCGCTCGCCGCTGCCGCGCTGTCAGCGGGTGCCAGCATCTATTCGGCCAGCCAGCAGAAGAAGGCCGCTGGCGGCGCCAGCACCCAGGAGTCCACGCCAGCCCCCGGCACGCAACAAGCCAAGGCGCCCGACCAGACCCTGCTCAACAGCGCGGCTGGCGTGGGTGATAACGCGACCTCGGGCAGCGCGGCCAACACGCTGCTGACCGGTGCCGCGGGCGTGGACCCGAACAACCTGCAACTGGGCAAGAACTCCCTTGGTGGCTCGGTGTTGGGCGCGAATAGCCTACTGGGTGCCTGACGATGGCGGCACCCAAGGCCAACGCGCCGGTTATCCCGAACCTACGCAAGCGCTGGACCGCGCTCGACACCGAGTGGACCAGCTGGCGCGACGTCTATGCGCAGCTCTCCGACTTCGTCCTGCCGTTCGCCGGCCGGTTCTCGGAGACCGATCGCAACCTCGGCAACCGTCGCTACGGCAACATCTTCGATTCGACCACCACGCGTGCGCTGCTCGTGCTGGGTGCTGGCCTCATGTCCGGCATGTCAAGCCCGGCCAGGCCGTGGTTCCGGCTGGGCACTGCCGATCCAGAGCTGTCGAACTACCAGCCGGTAAAGCTGTGGCTGAACGACGTGCAGCGTCGCATGCTGGACCTGTTCCAGCGCACCAACGTCTACCAGTTCCTGCATAGTTCGTACCTCGAGCTTGGGCTTTATGGCACCAGTGCCACGTTCCTCGCGGACGACTTCGAGAGCGTGCTGTACGGCTATCCGCTGACCTGCGGCGAATACCGGATCTCGGCCAACTATCGCGGCGAGGTGGACACGCTGGGTCGCAAGTTCCAGAAAACCGTCTCGCAGGTGGTGCGCGAATTCGGCCTGGCCAACGTGAGCCAGGGCACCAAAAGCATGTATGACGCAGGCAACCTCGATTCGTGGGTGACGCTTTACCATCTCATCGAGCCGCGCGCTGACCGCGATCAAAGCCGCCGCGGCGACGCGCTCAACATGCCGTTCTCGTCCAAGTACTGGGAGGACGGCGCCAAGAACGAGGACACGTTCCTGCGCGAGTCGGGGTTCGAGGAGTTTCCTGCGATCTGCCCGCGCTGGCAGCTGTTCGGCAGCGATATCTATGGCAACTCGCCGGGCATGGTGGCGCTGGGCGACGTCAAGCAGCTGCAGCACGAACAGCTTCGCAAGGCCGAGGCCATCGATTACCAGACCAAGCCGCCGCTGCAGGTGCCGACCGCGCTCAAGAACCGCGAGACGAACATGCTGCCCGGTGGGGTGACGTACTACGACAGCCCGAACCAGCAGGCGTCGATCCGCTCGATGTGGGACGTCAACCTGAACCTCTCGTACCTGAACGCGGATATTGCCGACGTGCGCGAGCGCATCAACGCGTGCTTCTTCGTCGATCTGTTCCTCATGCTGCAGGGGCAGGACCGCACACAGATGACCGCCACCGAAGTGGCCGAACGGCAAGAGGAAAAGCTGCTGATGCTCGGGCCCACGCTCGAGCGGTTGCACGACGAGGCGTTGAATCCGCTGGTCGAGCGCGCGTTTGCTCGCATGCTGACACTGGGCCTGCTGCCGCCACCACCAGAGGAAATGCAGGGCCAGCAGCTCAACGTCGAGTTCATCTCGATGCTGGCGCAGGCGCAGCGCGCGGTGGGCGTCAACAGCACGGATCGATACCTCATGACACTGGGCACCATGGCCCAGATGAAGCCGGACGTGATGGACAAGCTCGACGCGGACAGCGCGGCCGACATCATCGCCGACCAGCTGGGCGTCGACCCTCGCATGCTCGTAGCCAACGACAAGGTAGCGCTGATCCGTCAGCAGCGCGCGCAGGCCCAGCAGGCCGCCGCGCAGGCCGAGATGATGCAGCAGGCGGCCGGTGCGGCCAAGGATCTGGGCTCGATCGATACCGCCCAGCCGAACGGCCTATCGGACCTCATGAACCTGACCAGCGGCTACACGCTGCCGCAGTCCTACCAGTAGGAGCGCGACATGCAACTCGTATCCATGCAGCTGACCGAGGCCGAAGCCAAGGAGGAGAGCGGCATCGCACCGGCCACTTCCGAGTCTGACCTGCCGCGCTACCCGTACGGCCTGTGCCTGGATCTCGACGACGAGGCGCTACAGAAGCTGGGCATCACGGACATGCCGGCCGTCGGCAGCACCATGCAGCTAGTCGCTCGCGTGCGCGTGACCCGCATTTCGCAGTACGAGAACCAGGAGGGCAAGGACGCCTGTCTCGGCCTGCAGATCACGGACATGGGGCTCGATTCGGACGCGGCGCCAGCCGCTCGCTCCGACGCACAAATCGCCTCCTCGCTCTACCGCTAGGGGTGCCCTTACCTCGACACGCGGCCCGTATTCTCCGGACACATGAGCGGATACGACCCCACTGACATTCGGGCGCAAGAGCGCGCCAAGCTCGACCAGGCCCGCAAGGCCGAGCACGAGCACCGCGTGTTGATGGACGACGTAAGCCGTTTGATGAGTCGCAAAGAAGGGCGCCGCATTGTGCGCCATCTCCTCGGCGCAGCTGGCACCTACCAATCGTGCTTCAGCACCAATGCCCTGCAGATGGCCCATAGCGAAGGCAAGCGAGAAATGGGTCAGTACCTTCTGGCCCTGATCCAGCAAGCCTGCCCCGAGCGATACCTCGAAATGCTCTCGGAGCACATGAAAGATGAGCGAAGCAGCGACCGGCCAAACGCAAACTGATTCCGGCGTGACGCAGACGGATGGAGCACCAGCCGCCCCGGCGGATGGCACAACGCCCGTCGAACCACAGCAACAGCAGCAACCGCAGCAACAGCAGCAACAGCAGCAAGGGACCGAGCAGCCGGGCGAGGAAGGCGAAGCCACGGAAGCCAGCAAGGCCGGCGACAAGCCGGGTGAGCAGGGCACCAAGGACGACGCCAAGCCGACACCTAAGGCCCCCGAGCAGTACGAGGAGTTCACCGCGCCCGAGGGCGTGGCCCTGGACCCCGCACTGTCCGGCGACCTGAAAGCACTGGCCAAGGATCTGGACCTGACGCAAGAGCAAGCGCAGAAGGTTGCCGATCTGGGCGCGCGCCTGGTGACCAAGCAGACGGAAGCGTTGACCGCTGCGGCCACCGAATGGGTAGCGCAAGCCAAGGCCGACACCGAATACGGTGGCGACGCCTTCGAGGAAAACCTCGGCGTGGCCAAGAAAGCGGTGGATGCGTTCGCGACGCCCGCGCTGAAAAAGCTGCTGGACGAAACCCGACTGGGCAGCCATCCGGAGGTGATCCGGTTCATGGTCCGGGCGGGCAAGGCAATCAGTGAAGACCGGTTCGTCGGCGGGCGCCCCGCATCTGGCGCGCGCTCGGTGGAGAGCCGGTTGTACGCGAACACGAAATCCAAATAAGGAGCCCGGCAATGGCTACTCTCCCGGCAAATGGCGGCGCTGTCACGCTGACCGACTTCGCCAAGTCGATCAATCCCGATGGCTCGACCGCTGCAGTCATCGAGCTGCTGAACCAGTCGAACGAAGTCCTGCAGGACATGGTGTGGAAGGAGGGCAACTTGCCCACCGGCCACCGTACCACTGTCCGCACTGGCCTGCCAACGCCGACGTGGCGCAAGCTGTATCAGGGCGTGCAACCGACCAAGTCGAAGCGCGCACAGGTGGACGATGCCTGCGGCATGCTTGAGGCTCGCAACGAGGTGGACGTCGACCTCGCGGACCTGAATGGCAACACCTCGTCCTTCCGCCTGTCTGAAGCGCAGGCCGAGATCGAGGGCATGAACCAGGCTCTGTGCCAGACGCTGTTCTACGGCGACGCCTCGGTGAACCCGGAACGCTTCATGGGGTTGTCGCCACGCTACTCGTCGAAGGCGGCCCTGAACGGCCAGAACATCATCGACGCGGGCGGAACGGGTGCGGATAACACCTCGGTATGGCTGGTGGTGTGGGGTGAAAACACCGTCACCGGCATCTACCCGAAGGGTTCCGAGGCCGGCCTGCAGCACCAGGACCTGGGCGAAATCGACGCCTTCGACCAGCAGACCCCGCCAGCGCGCTTCCGTGCGTATGCAGATCTGTGGAAGTGGAAGTGCGGCCTGACCGTTCGCGACTGGCGCTACGCCGTACGCATCGCCAACATCGACGTTTCGGACCTGATCGCGCAAACCGGCACGCAAGCGCCGACTGCCTCGACGGCCCTGATGAAGGTGATGATCGACGCGCTGAACCGCATCCCGCTCATGTCGATGGGCAATGCCGTGTTCTACGCCGCCCGCACGGTCAAGGGCCAGCTGGCCAAGGCCGCGCTCGACAAGTCGCAGAACGCCGTCACGATCGACATCGCCATCAATCAGTTTGGCCAAGTTGTACCGGGCTACCTGGGTAATGGCACCACGCGCTTCCTTAGCATCCCGGTACGCACTGTCGATCAGCTGCTGCTGACCGAATCCCGCGTGGTCTAAGGCAACGACATTCAAAGGAGTCATAGCCATGATCCTCGACACCCAAGAACAGTTCTCGTCGTTGCAATCGATCGTATCGGCGGCCGGCGACGTGGTTTCCACTAACGTCTACGATACCGGCGCCGCTGCTGACGTGGGCATCGGCGAGGAAATGTATATCGTCGCCCGCCTGGGCGCGGCCGTTACCTCCGGTGGCGCTGCGACCGTGCAGGTGGTGCTGCAGACCGACGACAACGTCGGCTTTGCCACCCCGCAGGAATTTCCGCTGACCGGCGCGCTGGCTCTGGCCGCGCTGACCGCGAACACGGAAATTGCCAAGCAGCGCCTGCCCATTGGCCTCGAGCGGTATATCCGTGTGGTGTACCGCATCGGCACCGCGGCGACCACGGCTGGCACCGTCGACGCCTTCCTCGTGAAGGACGTCCAGGCCAACAAGCCGTATACCTCCGGCTTCAGCGTTCAATAAGGAGTAGCACATGCTGGTACGAGCACTCAAACAAGGTTACGCCGGCAAGGGCGGGCACCAGCTGCGTGAGCCGGGCGACGAGTTCGAAATGGAGGACGACGTCGCCAAGGTTTCGCTCGAGCGTGGCGATACCTGGTTCGAGCCGGTGAAGGACGAAAAGTCCAGCAAGCCGGCGGGCAAGGGTAAGGCCGACAACGACCTCGCCTGATCGGTCCTGCGGACTAGTGAACCTTACGGGAGCCCGCGTGGGCTCCCGTTTTCGTAGGTGCATCCATGGCATCCCAAGTCGATATCTGCAACCTCGCGCTGTCCCGGCTGGGCGATGCGGCCACCGTGGCGAGCATCGACCCACCCGAGGGTAGCCCGCAGGCCGGCCGGTGCAAGCAGTGGTACCCGGTCTGCCGCGATCTCGTGCTCGAGGCGCACCCTTGGTCGTTCGCCACGCGCCGCGTCGCGCTGGCCAACCTGCCGGCCGTGACGCCGTCATGGCAGTTTGCCTATGGCAAGCCGGCCGACTGTGTCAAGGCGTGGGCGGTGTTGCCGCCGGACGCGCTCGATGACTACAGCGTCGGGCTACCGCAGAGCTACGGCCCGTTCACGGGCGCGCCGGTGGACCGCATCATCGACATCGGGGCCGCGTACACGCCGCAAGACTTCGATGAAGAGACCGCAGCCGACGGCACGGCCCTCATCCTGACCAATCAGCAGAACGCCATCCTGCGGTACACATACCGGCAGGACGACCCGACGCGATACACCCCGTCCATGACCGACGCATTTGTCCTGCTGCTGGCGTCGTATCTGGCCGGTCCGATCATCAAGGGCGACGCAGGCACGGCAGTGGGCAAGGATCTGTACCGGCTGTATCTGACCGCGCTGGGGCTCGCCAAGGCGCAGGACTCTGTCACGCGGCAGATTCACCCCAAGCAGGTAGTGCCCTGGATGGCGAGGCGCTGATGCCGAATGTACGCACCCTTGACCGCTCGTTCTCGGGCGGCGAAATCAGCCCGGAGATGTTCGGGCGCGTGGACCTGGCCAAGTTCCAGACCGGCCTCGCCAAGTGCCTGAACTTCATCGTGCTTCCGCACGGGCCGGCCATGAATCGTTCCGGTACCGAATACGTGCGCGAGGTAAAAGACAGCTCGAAGCGTACGCGCCTGCTGCCGTTCTCGTTCAACACCGAACAGACGTTCGCCCTTGAATTCGGCCCCGCCTACGTGCGTTTCCATACTTTGGGCGCCACGCTCGAGAGCGCGCCTGGCACAGCCTACGAGGTGGCCACGCCGTACGCCGAGGCTCACCTGTTCGACATCCACTATGTGCAGTCGGCCGACGTGCTTACGCTGGTGCATCCGAAGTACGCGCCCAAGGAACTGCGCCGCCTGGGCGCCACCAACTGGACGCTGACCGATATCTCGTTCTCGCCGCAGGTCCAGCCGCCGACGGGTCTCGGCGCAGCGACAAGTGGGCCAGGTGGCGGCAACCCCCGCACCTACAGCTACGTGGTCACCGCCAGCAAGGTGGACGGCACCGTGGTCGACGAGTCGGTGGCGTCGAACAGCGCCACGGCCAGCATTGACCTGTCCGTGGCCGGCAACGTGGTCACGCTGAACTGGTCCGCGTCGCCATCCGGGCCTGACCGGTACGACGTCTACAAGGCCGAAAACGGCGTCTACGGTTTCATTGGCCGCGCCGCGGGGCTGTCGTTCGTCGACGACAACATCTCGGCGGACATGTCGGTCGCGCCGCCCAGCGGCCTGAACCCGTTCGTTGGCACCGGCAACTATCCCGGCGCGGTGTCCTACTACGAGCAGCGCCGCGCGTTCGCCGCGACCGAGAACCGCCCGCAGACGATCTGGATGACGCGCTCGGGCACGGAGACCAATCTGACGCAGTCGATCCCAACGCGCGACGACGATGCCGTGATCTTCCGCATTGCCGCGCGCGAGGTGAATTCGATCCGTCATCTGGTACCGCTGGCCACGCTGGTCGTCCACACCGCTAGCGCGGAATGGCGTATCCAGTCGACCGACAACGGCGCGCTGACGCCGAACACGATCTCGGCCAAGCCGCAGAGCTACACCGGCGCCAACAACGTGCAACCGGCCGTCGTGGGCAACAACATCCTGTTCGCGCGGGCGCGCGGTGGCAGGGTGTCCGAGTTCTCGTATGCGTATGACAACCAGGGCGGCTACCGGTACCAGGCCGCCGACCTGTCGCTGGTCGCGCCGCATCTGTTCCAGGGCCACACCATCCAGGACATGGCCATGGCCAAGGCGCCTTACCAGATCCTGTGGACGGTCTCCTCGAGCGGGGAACTCGTGGCCTGCACCTATGTGCCCGAGCAGCAGGTCGCGGGCTGGCACCACCACAACACCACCAACGGTGTGTTCGAATCGGTGTGCTCTATCGGCGAAGGCGACGAGGACGCCATCTATGTGATCGTGCGGCGCGATATCAACGGCCGGTCCGTGCGCTATGTCGAGCGGTTCCACACTCGTCTGTTCGAGGACCAGGCCGACGCGTATTTCGTCGATGCGGGTGCCTCCTATAGCGGGGAACCGATCAGCGTCATTTCGTCCGGTCTGAACCACCTCGAGGGCCAGACCGTGAGCATCCTTGCCGACGGCGGCGTCTTGCCGCAGCAGGTGGTCACCGGTGGCACGATCACGCTGGACAACCCGGCCAGCAAGATCCAGGTGGGGCTACCGATCCTCGCGCGGCTGCAAACTGTGCCCATGTCGTTCGAAACACAGGCCCTCGGGCAGGGCCGCGCGAAGAACGTGAACAAGGTTTTCCTGCGCCTGGTGGATTCGTCCGGCATCTGGGTGGGGCCGAGCTTCACGCCAAGCGAGATGGCTGAACTCAAGATCCGTACGGACGAGGTGTGGGGCACGCCGCCGCGCCTGCAAACCGGGGAACTCGAGCAGGTCCTGTACCCATCATGGAACCAGGACGGATCCGTTTGCATCGAGCAGCGCGACCCGCTCCCGGTGACGATCGCGGCGATGTCGATGGAGGTAGCCGTTGGTTCGTAGGGCACAAATCCACGTGAGGTGGCCGACGAGCGAGGACGGCCGCTGTCTCATCGACCACCTGCGCGAAGCGGATCGGCTCGAGCTTCAGGCGTCCATAGGCAGTGTCGATCCGTACATTGCCATGGATATCGTCCTCGCGCGTTGCAGCCACGCCTGGGCGGTGTTCGCCGACGACCGGTTGCTCATGATCGGGGGGCTTGTGCCCGCGGGCACGCTCCTCACGACCGACGAGGCCGAGCCTTGGATGCTCGGAACCACCGACCTCGAGCGCCTGCCGGGTGCCCTTACTCGCGTCGCGCTCCGTTACCTTGCCGTCATGAAGGGGCACTATCGCCGCCTGGCCAATCACGTCGACGCGCGCAACGTCAAAAGCATCCGGTGGTTGAAACGGCTGGGGTTCACGGTGCATGCGCAAACGGTGCCGTTTGGGCCGTACGGCATGCCATTCCACCCATTCGAGATGGATCAATAACATGTGCTTCGCGAGTATGGGCCCGCTGGTATCTGCCGGCGCCTCGATGCTGGGCGGCTCGGATGGTGCGGCCGCGGCAGCGTCTGGCGGCGGTGGCTACTCGTCCCTTATCCCGTCCGTGGTCAGCGCCATCGGTGGCGCGGCCACGAGTGGCGCAGCGGCGTCCGGCCGGCGCGCCGTGGCCAACTACAACGCCTCGATTGCCGAGAACAACGCGAGCCTGGCGCAGCTTCAGGCGCAGGACACGATCACGCGCGGCCGGGAATCCGAATCCGACCTCTACCGGCAAAGCGGCCAGCTGATGGGGCGCCAGCGCGCGAACGCTGCCGCCAACGGCATCTCGCTGAATGAAGGCTCGCCTGCGGCCATCGAGGCTTCGACGCGCTACATGCGCGACGTCGACCTCGCGACGCTGCGCAACAACGCGGCGCGATCGGCGTGGGGTTACAACGTCCAGGCGGACAACTACCGGTCGCAGGCCAACGCATACCGTGCCGCGGCGGACGCCTCGAGCCCCACGGCCTCTGTTGCCACATCGCTGCTGGGCAGTGCGTCGGGCGTATCGTCAAAGTGGTACGACCTGTACAAGAACGCTGGTAACGGTAGCTCGAGCAGCGCCGACGTCATGCCGTCCGGCAGTTCGGTGTTCAGCTCGTCGGGCTTTTTCGGAGGCTGACCATGGCACGAGTTCCAGGGTACGACGCCCCGCAAGTCGCCCGGCAGGGCCTGCCCGACGCGCGTCAGCAAGCCGCACCGGTCGGGCTGGCCGTCGATGCAGCCAACAACCAAGCCGCCGCCATGAACCGCGCCGGCGAACAGATGGCCGACACCACGTTCAATATCGGCCTGGACATGCAGAAGCAGGCCAACGCGCTGCGCGTCGACGACGCGTTGAATCAGGCGCGCGAGGCCGTCATGGACCTGAGCTACGGCAAGGACACCGGATACACGAACCTGAAGGGGCGCGATGCGCTCGAGCGCGCCAGCGGCCAGCCGCTGGCGGACGAATATGGCGGCTCCTTGAATCAGCGTTTCGGCGCCATCGAACAGGCGCTGGGCAATGACGCCCAACGCCTCGCGTTCCGCCAGCGCGCCAACGACATGTCGGCGCAGTTCCGTGCCAGCGTCATGCAGCACGAGAATCAGGAATTCAAGAACTATGCGCTGTCGACGGGCGAGGGGATCATCTCCACGCGCCAGCGTGAGATCGGGCTCAATTACGACAACCCGGCCATGGTGGCCGATGCCGTGACTTCGATCCGCGCGCAGGCGTACAACATCGCTCGGCTAACCGGGAAATCGGCCGAGTGGGCAGAAATGCAGGCACGCCAGCAGGCCAGCAATGCGCACCTGGTTGCCATCGACGCCGCGCTACAGAACAACAATCCGCGCTTCGCCGACGCGTATCTCAAGAGCAACGCCAAGGACATGGATGCGAACGACATCCTGCGCGCCAATGGCCTGATTACCAAGCAGCTCGATGTCCAGATCGGCAACGCCGCTGGCCGCGACGTCATGGCGCGTGCGCTGCCGGCGCTGGTGCCCAGCGACGCCGGGCGGCTGGGCAACCTGGTGGTGCAGTCGGGCACGCCTGAGGCGGCGGGGCTGGCCGAGTTCGTCAAGCAGCAGGAGAGCCGCGGCAAGCGCTACGGCGTCGACGGGCTACTGCTCACGTCACCCAAGGGCGCCAAGGGCGAGATGCAGGTGCTCGACAGCACCAACGGAAATCCGGGTTTCGGTGTGCGCCCGGCGGCCGACAACAGCCCGGACGAGCGCGCGCGCGTGGGCCGCGACTACCTCGATGCCATGCTGAAGCGCTACCAGGGCAACGTGCCGCAGGCGCTGGCCGCGTACAACGCCGGTCCGGGTAACGTCGATGCTGCGATCCGCGAAGCCAACAAGAACAACACGCCGGGGCAGTGGATGAACTATCTGCCGAAGCCGAGCGAGACGATTCCCTACGTGCAGGGGATCATGAAATCGTACGGCGCGGGTGGCGGGGCACCGGCCAAGCCTACCGAGTTCGAGTTGCACCGGCAGGTCGATGCAATGATCGATCCGGCGACGCGGCCCGAGCAGAATAAGGCCGCGCGCCAGGTGGTGTCGCAACAGCTGGCAGACCTGAATAAGGCCACCAAGCAGCGCGAAGATGAAACCATCGCCAACGTGCAGTCGGCGCTGATCGCCAACGGCGGCCGGTTCACGGATCTGCCGCTAAATCTGCGCTCGTCGCTGCCGCCTGGCCAGTACGACAACATGCTGGCATTTGCCGACAAGGTGGCCAAGGGCCAGCCCATCGAAACGGACTGGCAACTGTACTACTCGCTCAAAACCGACCCGCACGTGCTGGGCGCCGCCAATCTCATGGCGTTCCGCAACCGGCTGGGTGAGTCGGAATTCAAGCAACTGACGAACGAGCAGCAGGATCTGCGCCAGGGCAAGACCGACGCGATGACCAACCTGCGCACCGGCAAAGACTACCTGAACCAGTACATGCGCGAGGCCGGCATCGACCCGACGCCCAAGGACGACGACGCCAAGGGCGCCGCTGTGGTGGGCCGGATCTGGAACGCCTATGAGCAGCGCATCCGCGCGCAGGAATCCAACCTCGGCCGCAAGCTCAAGCCCGAGGAACTGAAGCACGAGGCGGCGGCACTGTTCTCGGCCGTCGAGGTGAATCGCCCGTTCTGGTTCGACAAGAGCATGCCAGCCGCCGGCGTCGCGCCGGACCAGGTCATCACCGTGCCCGCCACCGACCGCGAACAGATTACGCAGGCCCTGCGCGCCGCCGGCAAGCCGGTGACGGACCAGGCCATCCAAGATGTTTACCGCCGCGCACGCGGCGTGACGCCTTTCAAGCGCAATGGCTGAAGACAACCAATATCTGGACATCGTGCGGCAAGATGCCGTGCAGTCGGCCGTCAATCCGTATTCGCAGTTTGTGGATGCCGGGGACGGCGCGGCGAGCACGCCTGGGCGACTGTCCATGATGCAGGTGGCGGACCGCAACCCGGATGTCGAGGCGCGGCTGCAGGCTCTCGCCAAGCAATACGCCGTGCCGGTCGACTCGGTGCGGCTGCAGGAGCCGGACTACCAGCGCCGCGCGACGGTGGACTCGATCGACTACCAGACGCTGGCCAAGGATTATCCCACCACGGCGGGCATGATCGGTGACCCGCAGAAGGCGGCCGTGTCCTACGACGACACGCCCAACCTGTCGGCCATCGAGAAGGGGGTGCGCTTCCTGACGAACTCGGGCCGCGCACTGGTGTCGGCCATCCCGCAGTTCAATGCGTCCGCCTGGGGTGTGGCGCAGGCCGGTGCCGACGCGCTTACCACGATCGCCAGCCCGCTGGCCGGCACGATCCTGCCCGAGAACCCGTTCGAGCGTGTGTCGCGCAGCATCGCTGAGATGCGCCAACGGCAGGACCAGACCACCAAGGAGGTCATGCCCAAGGGCACCGGCGTGCTCGACAGCGGTTGGTACTCGGGCCTGCAGTCGCTGGGCCAGATGGGGCTCGCGCTACCGGCCGCGGCGACCGGGCAACCGCAGGCGGCGCTCGGCATCCTATCGGGTATCACCGGAGGCCAAGCGTACGGTGAGGCGCGCGACAAGGGCCTGCCCTTCCAGCAGGCGTTGCCGTTCGCTGCGTCGCAGGCCGCGATCGAATACGCCACCGAGAAAATCCCCGTAGCGCGGTTCCTGACCGATATCCGCGCCGGCACACCGTTCTATTCCATGCTGGCCCGCAACATGGCCGCCGAGGTACCGGGCGAACAGGTCGCCACGATCCTGCAGGATCTGAACGAGTGGGCAGTCCTGAACCCGGAAAAGCCGTTTTCGTCCTACCTCGAGGAGCGGCCCAGTGCCGCAGCCCAGACGCTGATCGCCACGCTCGTGGCGTCCGGCGGCGCTGTCAGCGCAGCGAAGGGTGTCGAACTGGCGGCCGACCGGCTGCGCGGGCGCAACTCCATAGTGCAGCAAGGCATAGAGGACGGCGCCATGTTGGCGCAGCTAAGCGAGGCCGCAGCCGCGTCCAAGCTTCGGGCGCGCGACCCGGCGACGTTCCGTGAATTCGTTGCACAGGCCGCCGAGGACGGGCCGGTGCAGGATGTCTATATCGACGTCTCCCAGCTGCAGGCGCTGGCCCAGTCGGGCGTCGACCTGTCCGCACTGGCCGCCCAGTCCCCGTCTGTCGCGGAACAACTGCCGGTGGCCGCCGCCACGGGCGGCATGGTGCGCATCCCCATCGATGAGTACGCCACGACCGTGGCCGGTACCGAGATCGGCGACGCGCTGCTGCCGCACCTGAAGACCGACCCGGCCGGCATGACGCGCGCCGAGGCCGAGACGTATATGCAGGACCAGGCCGGCCAGCTGCAGCAGGAAGTGGAGCGCACCCTGACCGCGCAGGCGCCGCAGGACCAGTTCAACGCCTCTCGCGCCGTGGTCGAGCATGAGGTGCTCGAGCAACTCAACCAGGTGAACCGGTTCACGGAAGACGTGAACCGCAGCTACGCCGCGCTCATGGCGAACTTCTACGGCGTACAAGGCTTGCGGCTGGGGATCACACCCGAGGAGATGGCCGCACGCTATCCGTTGCGGGTGCAGGCGGTACTGGATCAGGGGACGCCGAATGGAATACCGAATGCTCCTGTAAACGACCGGGCCGCTGTACCTGCGGAACCCGGCGCTACCGCTCCCGCGGCCGATGAATCCGGTGCTGCAGGTGGTGTATCTACGGTTCAGCCCGATCAGCAATCGGCTGCAATAGAGGGCGTCACCGCGACGCTGAACCAGAACATGCCTCGGGGTTGGGGCGGCGAAGGGTTGAACGAGCGTACCGATGTGCCGCCGGTGTTGGGCGGCAATACACGCGGCGCGGTGTCGTTCGGCAAGGACATCACCCAGCAATCCACTGTCATCACGTTGCTGCAAAACGCCGACCTGTCGACGTTCCTGCACGAATCGGGCCACTTCTACCTCGAGGTGTTGACCGATATCGCCCGCCGGCCGGACGCGCCCCAGGAGATCAAGGACGACGTCCAGGCGCTGCTCGATTGGTTCGGCGTGCCGGATCTGGCCACGTGGGACGGCTACGACCTAGAGCAAAAGCGGTCCTACCACGAGCAGCTGGCGCGCGGCTTCGAGGCGTACCTGTTCGAGGGCAAGGCGCCCAGCGTCGAACTGCAGGGCGTGTTTGCCCGGTTCCGCGCCTGGATGATCAATGTCTACCGATCGCTGCAGGCGCTCAACGTCAGCCTGACCGACGAGGTGCGCAGCGTGTTCGACCGCATGGTGGCGTCGTCGGACGCCATCGCGGAGATGCAGGCCGTGCGGGGCATGGCGCCGCTGTTCGATTCCGCCGAGGCGGCTGGCATGTCGCCCGACGAGTGGCAGGCGTACCAGAACCTCGGCGCCGAGGCGCATCAGGATGCCACTGCGCAGCTCGAGGCGCGCAGCCTGCGCGACATGCGCTGGCTGTCGAACGCGCGTAGCCGCACGATCAAAGCCATGCAGAAGGAGGCCGAGGCCAAGCGCGCCAGTGTGCGCGAGGAGGTCGCGGGCGAGGTCTACGCTACGCCGTTGTACGGCAGCATGCAGTTTCTCAAGCGCGGCACCACCACGGCCGGCGGCGAGGCTGCGGACATGAGTGACGTTCCGCACAAGCTGTCCATCGAAGCGCTGACCGACATGTATGGCGGCGAGGGTGACAAGTTCGCGCTGCTCGACTGGTCGAAGCTGGGGTATGGCCAGTACGGCATGCTGGGCCGCGAAGGGCTGCACCCTGACGTCGTGGCCCAGATGTTCGGCTACACGTCGGGCGACCAGCTGGTGCACGCGCTGCTCGAGGCCGAGCCGGTGGACCAGATCATCGACCATATCACCGACCAGCGCATGCTCGAGCGCTTCGGCGATTTGTCGGACCCTGCGGCCATCCAACGCGCGGCTGACCTCGCGGTGCATAACGAGGGTCGGGCCAAGTTCGTGGCCACGGAACTGAATGCCCTGAACCGCGCCACCGGCCAGCGCCAAGTGCTGGCGCGCGCCGCGCGCCAGTTCGCGGAGGCCGCCATCGCGCGACTGCGCGTGCGCGATATCAAGCCCAGCCAGTACGCCGTGGCCGAGGCCAAGGCCGCGCGCGCGGCACAGGAGGCGCTGCGCAAGGACGATCTCGCGACCGCCGCCGTGCAGAAGCGCAACCAGCTGGTGAACAACTACGCCACCCGCGCGGCCTATGCCGCGCGCGAGGAGGTCGATAAGTCGGTCGAGTACCTCACCAAGTTCGACCGCGAGGGTGTGCGCAAGAACGTGGACCCGGCCTATCTCGACCAGATCGACGGGCTGCTCGAGCGCTTCGACCTGCGCAAGGGCACGACGTTGCGCGAGCTCGAAAAGCGCAAGAGCCTGCTCGACTGGGTGCAGTCGCAGGAGGAGCAGGGCCTGCAGCCGGTCATCGATCCGGCGCTGATCGATGAGGCCAACCGCAAGTCCTACAAGGACATGACGCTCGAGGAGCTGCGCGGGCTGACCGACGCAGTCAAGAACATCGAGCACCTGGGACGTCTGAAAAAGAAGCTGCTCACGGCCAAGGATCAGCGCGAATTTCAGGCCGTGGCCGACGCCATCGCGGCGGCGATCACGGACAACGCCAAGGGCATTGTGGCCGAGCGTCGCATCTCCGACCGTGGCCCGTTGGTGGACACCGCTGCCCTGTTCCGGAACTTCCTTGCCGACCACCGCAAGTTCGCCAGTGTCGTGCGCCAGTTTGACGGCTGGCAGGACGGCGGCGTGGCGTGGGAATACCTCGTGCGCAACATGAACGAGGCCGGGGACTTCGAGGCGGTGGAGAACGAGAAGGCCACGCTCAAGCTGCAGGAGCTTTTCAAGCCCGTGCTGGCTGGCGGGAAGCTGACGGCCAAGACCTATTTCCCCGCGCTGGACAAGTCGTTCACGCGAGAGGAGCGGATCGGCATGGCGCTAAACATGGGCAACGAGGTGAACCGCGAGCGCGTGCTCTCGGGCGAACACCTCTCGCCTGGGCAGCTGCAGGGCGTGCTCGATACCCTGACGAAAGAGGACTGGGATTTTGTCCAAGGCGTCTGGGACTACCTCGAGTCGTTCCGCCCGCAGATTGCGGCCAAGGAAAAGCGGCTGACCGGTGTAGAGCCAGCGTGGGTCGAGCCGACGCCGGTGCAGACGAAGTTCGGGGAATACAAGGGCGGCTACTACCCCATCAAGTACGACCCGCTGCGCAGCACCCGCGCCGAGGCCGACACCAATGCCGAGGTACAGCGCCAGATCGAGCGCGGCATGTACACCCGTGCCATGACGCGGCGCGGACACCTGAAAGAGCGTTCAGAATCCACTGGCCGGCCCATCCGCTACGACATGAATGTGGTATTCGAGCACGTCCAGCAGGTGGTGCACGATCTGGCGTGGCATGAGTATCTGGTCGACGCGAACCGTCTGCTGCGGGCCGGCGTGGTGGATTCCGCTATCCGGGCGCACTACGGGCCTGAGATCAACCGAACCCTACGCGACACACTGCGCGATGTGGCCATCGGCAATATGGGCGCGCTGGACTCGCTCGACAAACTCATGAACCACCTGCGCACCGGCTCAACCATCGTCGGCCTGGGCTGGCGTGTGACGACGTCGCTGCTGCAGCCACTGGGTCTGACGCAGACGGCGGCGCGCATCGGCACGAAGTGGATGCTCAAGGGGGTTAAGCACTGGGCCGGCGACTCGCTGCGCCTCGAGAACTCGGCCAAGCAGATCTATGGCATGTCGGATTTCATGCGCCTGCGCGCCAAGACGATGCAGCGGGAAATCAACGAAATCCGCAACAAGGTGCAGGGCAAGGACAGCAAGTTGCAGGCGTCATACTTCTACCTGATCCAGAAAGCCCAACTGATCGCGGATATCCCGACGTGGTGGGGTGCCTACGAAAAGGCCATGGCGGAAAACGGTATGACCGAGGAGCGCGCCATCGCGCTGGCGGATCAGGCGGTGATCGACACGCAGGGTGGCGGACAGGTTAAAGACCTCGCGGCGATTCAGCGAGGTGGGGCCGGAAAGAAACTGTTCACCTCGTTCTATTCGTTCTTCAACACCACCTACAACCTTACCGCAGAGGTGATCGGGCGCACTGATTTCCAGAAGCCTCGCGACGTGGCCATGCTGGTGTGCGACCTGCTGCTCCTTTACACCATCCCGGCCGCCGTGAGCACGCTAGTGAAGGCCGCGCTTCACGGGGATGACGACGAGGAAAAACTTGTGCGTAACCTGATCGCGGATCAGCTCAACTACCTGTTCGGCACGATGGTGCTGCTGCGTGAGGCTGGCGCTGCGGTGCAAGCCACAACCGGAACAGGTGGCGTCGACTATACCGGCCCGGCGGCGGTGCGCTTCTTCGCCGAGCTGGCGAAGCTGGGCAAGCAGGTGCAGCAGGGTGAGCCGGACGAGGCATTTTGGAAAGCGCTCAATAGCGTGACCGGGATCATCTTCCATTACCCGGCCGGCCAGATCAACGCGACGGTTTCTGGTATCAACGCGCTTGCAGATGGCAAGACGGAAAACCCAGGGGCATTGCTTGTAGGGGCCCCACCCAAGAAATAGCGCGGGTGCCTCTACCGCTGGAATCGGGTCCGAGAATTAGCCCCAGAATCTAAAGGGGTCCGACCTTGACTATCACCAGCATCACCCGCAAAGCCGGGCCGTACCCGGGCAATGGTATAGCAACCGCCTTCCCGTTCGCCTTCAAGGTTTTCAAGAAGGAGGACGTGCTGGTTACGTTCACCGATGCTAACGGCGCGGATTCCGCCCTTGTGCTGGACTCGGATTACAGCGTAACGCTAAACGAAGACCAGGACAAAAACCCAGGCGGTACGATCACCTATCCGCGCGCGGGCAGCTCGTTGGCAATGCTCGACGCAACGCAGCGGCTGACGTTTACTGGCGGCCTGCCGTACACTCAGCCGACTGATATTCCGAATCTAAGCCCGTTCTTTCCACAGGTGGTTGAGGACGCTCTCGACCGCGCTGAGATCCAGATCCAGCAAGTCAAGGAAATCACGGACCGATCCATCAAGATCTCCGTCAGCGACACGCCGCTAGCGCCCCTCCCAGCACAGTCCGCACGGGCAAACACGGTTATCGGCTTTGATGCGCTGGGCAACGTCGCAGTAATGCCAATACCTACCAGCATCGGCGCAGGAGACCGCATCCCGTTCACGCTGGTGGCGGGCGTGGACTTTAACTCGGGCGATACTCAAATCGTGCTCCCCCGGGCACCGGGTTCTCCGGGGAACCTGGAGATTTTCTTCGATCCCATATTCCAGGGCTTCGACCAGTGGTCGGTGAACGGGGTGATTGTGACGTTCGCTGCGGCCATCCCAGCAGGCGTGTCCAAAATCTTCGGATACATCGGGACCACGCTTTCGACGCAAGTTCCGCCAGATGGGTCGGTCGGCGACCCGCAACTGGTCTATGGAACCAGTCTAGGCCGCGTGGTGAGCAGCCGCTCCGAACTGAAATCGCTGGATACGACAAAGTACAAACGAGCGTTCGTTATTGGGTTCGCATCGGCAGGGGATCGTGGCGGGCTTGGGCCGGTGTACTTCGATCAGAGCAGTGTCGCGGTAGACAACGGCGGGTCTGTTACAGCACCGAATAGCGGTTATGGACGTTGGCTCATGCAGAACCCGGATGTGCTGAACCCGTTCATGTTCGGCGCCAAGGGCGACAATGCGACGGACGACACGGCCGCGATTCAGGCGTGCTATGACGCGGTGCCGACGGGCGGCACTATGCGCATACCTGCTGCACCTGGCCTTGCGTACATCATCTCTAGGCAGGGCAGCAACGGGTATTGCCTGAACTTCTCCCGCTTTGTTCACATCAGGGGTGAGGGATTTTTCTCGGCCTTGAAGCCAGTCGCAGGCACCACGGTCAACACGATCCTACTCAAGCCAGCGCCGGGAGGAGGTTACTGGGGGATGTCGTGGGATGGCCTGTCACTTGGGAATCCGTTCAACGGCACCCGTGACGGCAACAACGGCATCTTCATCGATACCCAGCTTGCAGGCTCTCAGCTCCCCGCTCCGACGTTTACCAGGATGAATATCCAGAAAGGAACTGTCGGGGGAAGCTACGGCATCGTGCACGTCAATAGCGCGCCGAACAATATCAACGGCGGGATGTACGCTGCGACGTTCGCGGACAGTGTCATCCATAACGGTATCAACCTTCAGGCGTCTGGCGACTCGATCCATATCGAGCGCAATTTGATCAGCGGCGACGGGATCGGCGTTAGCGCCGGGCTAATTGCTGGCGCGTCCGAGTTGACCATTATCGGCAACAACATCACCACGAATGGCGGACAGATCGTCATTTCCAACGGCTCTCGTTTCCGTATTCGTGACAACAATATCGAACAGCAGGTAGCCACGACCGGAGGCACCGTCCAGGTGAACATCTCCGCCACTGACGGCACCGTTGTCAATGGCGAGATCATTGGGAACGCGATCATCGCAGTCACGGGCTCGAACATGACTGCGAATATCTTGATCGGGCCCAATGCGCAAGGTACGAAGATCGACGGCAACTCGTTACTAAACGGCAACGTCGGCTTTGCTGGCCCTGCGATTTTCGACCAAGGTACGCAGACGCGTATTGGATTCAACCAATACGGCTCGAACATCACCACTCCTATCAGTCCGGCAGGTCCAGGATGCATGGGCGTGCCGAAAAATCTCGCGCTCCAGAACGGCTGGGTCACATTCAACGGTGCCGCACCATATGCCTTTAAGGATGCTATGGGGATAGTGCACGTTGTTGGCGTCATCGCCAGCGGCACGGTCACGGCTAACACAGTGCTGTTCAAGCTCCCCGACGCGAACTTCTACCCAGCACAACTGCTGCGCTTCGCGGTTCCATCAAACAATGGGGCGACGGCAGTGCACGGCGAAATCCAGATCGACACATCTGGGAATGTCTCCATTCAAGCTGGTGGTAGTCCGTACCTCGGAATCACTGTTTCCTTCCCAGCGGCAAATGCCGGAGCTATGACCTCAGATCTTTAAAGACATGGAAAACATCAACCAGTCATCTACCCATCAGGTGCGGCGCACGACGGACAACGAGGTCGTCTGGCGCGGCAATGAAACGTTTGCGGACATCACAGCAGCAATGTTGATGAAACGCACTGGCATCAATAACGTCGCGGAACCCGCTGATCCGCAGCACCAACCTAGCGTGGAGGAATAATCAATGCGCAAGATATTCGCTCTATTGGCTCTGGTGGTAGGACTGGCGCAGGCCGCGACAACTGTCCCACCTCAACTAATCAGCCCGAGCGGTTCTACTGCCGGCCAGGCAATCGTCTCGAACGGGCCTGGCTCGGCGCCATCATGGAGCACCGTAACGGCCGGCGGCTTGACGCCCATTACCGGCAACAGCGTCTATGCCAACTTCACTGGGACAAGTGCTGCACCGATTGCGAACGCGATGCCGAGCTGCAGCACGGCCAATAGCGCTCTGAAATACACCAGCGGCACCGGGCTATCGTGCGGGACGACGTTCGCGCTGACCAGCGGCAACCTGGCGCAGTTTGCCAGCACCACGTCGGCGCAACTGCTGGGCGTGCTGTCGGACGAGACCGGTTCAGGCGCAGTGGTATTCGGCACCTCCCCGACAATCGCATCCCCAACACTGTCAGGAACCGTAGCCGGTGCGCATTCGTACAGCGGCGCTCTTTCGTTCACAAGCACGATCACTCCTAGCCAGACCTCCGGCATTGTCGGCACGACTACGAACAACAACGCAAATGCAGGAAGCATTGGCGAGTACGTGACCGCGACTGGCGCTGGCGTGGCACTCACGAACAACGTGCCCGCCAACGGAACGAGCATTTCTTTGACAGCGGGCGACTGGGATGTGGACGGCCTTGGAATGGTCGATTCATCTGGTGGCTCCGTAGTGGGCGGAGTGTTATTCAGCCTCAGCACAACGAGTGCCACTCTCTCAACACCTAGAACTGCGCTCCTGGCGAGCCTCGTAACCAACGGCAGCGCGTACCTTCCGTGCCCTACGGTTCGGGTGAGCGTTGCCAGCACCACTACTGTCTACCTTGTTGTCCAGGCGAGCTTCGCGTCGGGCAGTGCGACGGGCAACGGAATTATCCGTGCTCGACGGGTGCGCTGATTTTTCTTCGAACCGTGGAAGCCAATGGAACTGGAAGAGCAAGGCCGACGACGCTGGAGGATCGATACCACGATCAATCTGCAGGGGCTGCTGAGCGGGGCAGCAGGCGCGGCCGCAGCAATCATTCTCGCGTGGTTTGCGCTGGCCGGTGACATCCGGGATCTGCGCAACAAGGACGTCAGTCACGACGCCAGCATCACCAGGCTGGAGACGGACATGCAGCGCCAACGTCAAGAGACCAAGGACCAACTGCGCGACCTCAGTGCTGACGTTAAGGAAAAGCTGAACGACGTTAGCTCGGATGTGAAAGACATCAGAAAGGTGCTGTTCGATAACGCCGCCGGCGCGCGGCCTGACATGCGTAGGTGGTCGCGATGAAATGGAAAATCGGGATGGCTGATGGATGGCATCAGCTTCACAAGCGCGGCACGGTGATCTGTGCCAGCGTATTCGCCGCGGTGACGGCGTTCGGTCCCTCGCTCATTGATACCTGGAATCTGATGCCACAGGATTTGAAGGCGGCGCTTCCGGAGGGAACTGCGCGTTGGGTATCAACTGCGGCGTTCCTGCTACTGATCCTCGTGCGCTATACCGCGCTGCGCAAGCCCAACAAGAAGGAGGGCGACGATGCAGCTCAATGAGATTCTCCGCAGTGCCATCATCCCAGCCTTTGGCATTCTGCCGGCCGCGATGGATTCGCCGCAGGCCCGCGTCGAGCTGCTGACCATCGGCCTGCAGGAAAGCGGATTCCAGCATCGCAAGCAGATGGGCAATGGGCCGGCGCGTGGGTTCTGGCAGTTCGAACAGGGCACACGGCAGACGCGCGGTGGGGTGTGGGGTGTCTACCTACACGACGCCAGCCGCTTCTGGCTGGAACGGCTTTGCGCCTCTCGCGGCGTTCAGTTCCTGCCGGAGAGTATCTGGCGTGCGCTAGAGACTGACGATGTGCTGGCGGCTGGCGTCGCCCGGCTGATGCTGTTCACCGACCCCAAGCGGCTCCCGGCCGTGGACGACATTGATGGTGCATGGGGGCTGTACCTGCGCACTTGGCGCCCAGGCAAGCCAAAGCCGGATACTTGGCCGGGCTTCCACACGCAGGCACGCATCGAGGTGACATCATGACGGCCGTAATTGCCATCCTTGCCAAGATTTGGCCGTTCCTGCTGGCCGCCGGCGGCGTCGTCTTTGGCATGTTCCGGCATCAGCAGGCTGCGAAGACAGAGGCACAGGCCAAGCAGCGCGAGGCCGAAGCGGATTCACATGCCGCCCAGACCGATGCCATTCAAGCCAAGGCAAACCAGGACGCGGCGCGTGCTGGCGCCGACAACGCAAAGGTGAGACGAGATGAAGACGCTGCTGCTGCTGGCGAGCCTGACGCTAACCGCGTGCTGCACGACGAATGGGGCAAGTAAAGGATCCGAGCCGCAGGTAGTGGAGCGCACCAAGATCGTGGATACTGCTTGCGACTGGACCAAGCCCATCTATGTTGACAAGGCTGACGTCCTGACAAACGAAACCGCCGCGGCGATCCTGGCTCACAATCGGGCAGGAGCAAAGGTATGCGGCTGGAAGCCTCGATCAGCTGTCAAATAGTAGAATCGCGCCCGAAAGCACAAAAATAGAAGGGCGCCACATGAAGGATATTAAAGGGCTCACTGGCCTTCGCGGTATTGCTGCCATATGGGTGTGCATCTTCCACTACTCATACGAGAATGATTTCGGGCGAATTCTTACCCCGCTCGCGCAGGCAGGGCACCATGGCGTGCCAGTCTTCTTCGCCCTGAGCGGCTTCATCCTCGCGTACATCTACGGCAAGCAATTCGCCGACGGGCGCGCATCGTACTGGCGTTTTCTCGCGCTCCGCGTGGCCCGCGTCTACCCCTTGCACCTGGTGCTGTGGCTGGCTATTGGCTACGCGTTCATAGCCGGCGTCCACACGCCGAGCGATCGCGATACTGGCACGGCCTACGTGCTCGGGCTCTTCATGGCCCATGCCTGGGGATTCAATGTCCCGGTGAACTGGAACGACCCAGCGTGGTCGATCAGCACCGAATTCGCTGCCTATCTAATCTTCCCGCTCTTCGCCGGCCGGCTGACCAGGGCAAGCGTTGGCGTATCCGTCGCGGTGATCGCGACCATGCTGCTTACGTTCATGACCTTTTGGATGAACCCACTGCTGGCCAAGACCGGATTGCCCGGCGCTCACTTCACCTATGGTGGCGGACTGCCATATTGGCTGCTGCTGTTTGCCTCGGGCGTCGCACTCTACCAAGTGGCGGAATGGCTGATGGAGCGGATCAAGGAACCTGGCTTCTACGACGCGCTGATGGCGCTCGGGCTGATCCTGATGATCGTGCCGCAGATCTACGACAACGTGCCATGGTGGCAGCTTGCTTTGGCTTCCCTGCTGATCGTGCTCGGGCTATTCCGGGATGCAGGCGTAGGGCGCGCGCTGTTCGGTAATCCCGTCGTCACCTGGCTGGGCGAGATCTCGTACGCGCTCTACCTGTCTCACCAGTTACTGGTGTTCGTCTGGGTGGCAGCGCTAGCCGAATGGATGCCGGGCACGTGGTTCTATCAGGTGCCACTGTCGCTGAAGCTGTTGGTGGCCGTCTGCGTAGCCGCGGTGCTCCACTACGGTTTTGAGAAGCCGGTTAGGTCGGGACTGCGCAAGCTGATGACTCGCGCGTCAATGGCTTCCCACGTCACTTCCGCAACTTGATCAGTTGCTGACACGTATTGTTCGTATAGCGCCCATTCTAGACGGTATCCTTGACGGTATTAATTGCTTTGGAAAACTTAAAAATAAATAAAAACAACAGGTTAGGAGTGTTGTCAATGATAGAGTGGGAGTGATTCG